GTTGCTTGGCTTAATAATTGGCTTTGAAGGGCTTGTTGCTCAGGAGTCAAACCAACGTCAATACCACCAGTAGGTGTTGTGGTTGTCGTACCTAATCCTGTAGTAACAGTAAAAGGTTTAAACTCAGCCATACCTGCTACTTCAGTACCAAGTCTGGAGAGTTCCTGCGCCCCTCGCTCTCCTAACTCAAGTGCGGCTTGAGAGGCTTTGTCTTGGTTGTAATAACCTGCCGCAGTCCCCAATAGGTTCTCGAAAAAACTACTCATTATTTACTCTCCAGTTAAATTGCTGAAATGATGAATGCTAATAAGTTCTCATAACAAACGCTGTACGTTGTTTGTTCTACATCATCATCATCTATGTATGTTGAAGTTTTTAATACTTGATAGTTGTCTGCGTTAAGACCTTCTGCTTCAAATGCCGCCTTTAGGTCTTGTGCAATAATACCAAAGTGTATGTTTGCGTCATCGCCTTCTGCTTCTACAGTATCAATATATCTAAATGCCTTCAGAGAGCCTTTAGCTACAACAGCTACTCTAGCTTCTGCATCAGTTAAGTCTCTAATGTCTTGCTTTTTGTTTCTATCAGATGTTGAGTAAGTAGAACCTGAACGGTATAGGTCTTTGAAGCGCGCGCCCGCTAGCCCTAGAGAAGTTGTAGCATCAGAGTCACCGCCAGTTGCGTTACAAGGAACAATAGAGTTAGCACCATCGCTTATATGTATGCCTCTTGCGCCTGTGACTAAATACATATCACCACCAACAGTACCAATATTGCCTACAGTTGTGCCGTCTTTGAAAAATCTAAAAAGATTACCATCTGTTGACAGTCTGTTTGCATTCAGAACCTCACTACCGCTTGCTGTTAGATTCATATTCCCAGTACCAGTAGCTTCAATACCTACTGTGCCGATACCTGCGGCAGTATTACCCACCAATAAGTTGCCTGATGAGTCGATACGCATACGCTCTACGTCACTACTGTCACTATATTTATACCCGAAAGTCATGTGGTGAACATTGTTTGCTTCGCGAATAGAGCGTATAAAGTTATAGTCTGAGCCACCACCAAAATACATGGCTGTCGAAGCGCCAGTTCCTGAAAGGGTCAGAACTGCCTCAGTGGAAGGGAAACTAGTAGTACCTATACCTACATTGCCTGATGAGTCTATGCGTAGGCGTTCTGCGCCAGATGTTTCAAAAGCTAATTGAGAAGCAGATTGATTCGCTTTAATACGACCTACAGCATCGTTGCTTATACTTAACTCAAGCCGTTTATTCCCGCCTTGATTATCTTCTAATCTAAGTGTGGGGGTAGCCTCTCGAATGTCTAAAACAGTATCAGGGCTAGTAGTACCTATACCTACATTGCCTGATGAGTCGATACGCATACGCTCTACTAGAGAAGCACCGCTATTAGTTTTGAAAGATAAAGCACCCTCAGCATTTCCAGTATTTAAGTTAATACTTGCTATTTCAGATTGTGTCCTATCTCCTGGTTCTGTACCAAACGAAATAGTCTGTTCTTGATTTAAAGTGTTAGCTGTATCAAATATTCTTAATGTGGGTTCTGCGCCCTGTAAACATAAAAGATGGTCAGGACTACTAGTACCTATACCTACCTTAGCCTCAGACACATCAACAAACAATGTGTTGGTATTGACAGCTACGTCAGCACTAAAGTTAACCACACCAGTAAATGTATCACCCGCTGTGTCAGCCTTAGTATTTACCGCTGTCTGTATGTTTGTAAATTCAGTTGTAAACTCAGAGCCTTTAATCACCTTACCCGCGTTACCTGAAGGAAGACTATCTTTTGCTCCGAAGTTCGTTGTTATAGTATAATCAGTCATTTAAATTAATCTCCCTAGTAGAGCGTGTACATCTATTTGTTGTATTGAATAAGGTGCGCCATTGATAGTAGATTCGATACCTATGGTTACTACAGTACCACTACCGCTTGTGTTAATCTTAGGACGTTGTATGTCCGTACCTATTGTGTATTTAGAAGCGACATAAGAAGTATCTACCGTGTCTTCTTCTACCCAAGCTGAACCACTCCAGTAATATAGCTTACTATCCGTTGTGTTATAGTACAAGGCGTTTACTTCAGTAGTTGTAGGTGCGGAACTAAATGCTCCTAAGTAAGTGCCTGTGCTACTTGGAGCAATAAGAGTTGTTGTGTTGTCGCCAAATTGCCCTACGTTAAACTCAGATATAGGACTGTTAGCTAGTTCAGTACTAAAGTTTTTCTTAGTGAACCCACCGTCATAGTCATATCCCCATGCTAAGGTAGTCTGTGCGGATACGTTACCGATAACTGTAATGTTAAACTTCTTAAGGAACTTAAGGTTAGTAGAGTTACCGAAGTTTAATGGGTTACTGTAGTAAAGCATTTGATAAGTACTGCCGTTATCTAAGTATTCTCCGTACTTAAATATACCATCCTCTCTGCCAAAGTAAAGACTACCGTCCTGTAGTATCGCTAGGCTACGAGGGTTAACACCTGCCCATGTGGTTACTCTGTTAGCACCATCAGGTAAAGTACCGCGCATATCAAAGCAATAGATTGTCTGACTGTCTTGTAAGGACAATAAGTAAAATGCTTCATCTGCACTGTATATAGACTTAATAGGATTAACTTGCTGTCTAACCAACGTAGTTAACTCAGTACGTACGTTGTTACTAATGTCACGCATAGGCATTGACTTTTCTTGTATAGTACGACTAAAGCTACGTACACCATCTTCAGACAAGAACAAGATGTCAGTACCTGTGTGTTGTACAGAGTCTCTAGCAACACAACCTACGCCCTCTACAGTGTCATTAAGTTTAAACACAGGAGTAGCGGCACTTGGAAGTTCAGCGCCTTCATAAACAATAATAGACCTTCTACAAAATATAACTAAAAATCCATTATGTGCCGCTAAAGCAACAATTTCATCGTCACCCGTAGGGAAAACATTTGTTAAATCTAAAGAACCTGATGTCCCTCCCTGCCACGAGTCTCCAATAAGGAGGTCTGACCAATACACAGTGTGTTTGTTTGTCGCGACATCAGCCGCCCATAGTCTACCGTATGCGCCTATAACTTCATTAGCGGCAGGAGCGGCATGGTTTCCATTATGGTCTGCTACTACAAGAGTAGAACTGCCTTCTACGCTATGTAGTGGTGTGTGGTTGCGTTGAAAGAAATAAACGTCATTGTTAAATGTAACTATCTTCCAGTTGTTAGCTGTTATTGTATAAGGGTCGGGAAGAGTTACAGGTGTTAAGGTTGTAGTGCCTGTAAATATTTTATTGTTGCCCGCAGAGAATACTATTTTAGTACCATCATTCTTAACGTACTCATGTACAGCTTCTATGCCTCTACTAGTCCCTAACTGTGTAGCCGTACTAGAATCGGTAGATACTTCCGTATAGCCCTTACGCGCCCCTATACGTCCATATTCGTCAATAACACAGTTACTAGCGGTAGCCGCAAAGGATTGGTCAAGAGACAGCGGTGAATCCTGACTGTTAATGCCCGCAAATCCTGGGGCTTGTACTGTAATGTTCTGTAATCGTTGTGCCATTAGCAAGGTGTCCATACAGTTTCAGAAGGGAATCTAGCGGCATCAAACGCTACTGCATCTGCTAACGTAGTGTCCGCTAAAGAGAATAGTTCCTGTGCCGAAGTACCGCCTGTCTCCCCACGTTCACGGGAGGCTAAGGCTACTGCGTACTGTACTACTGGTGATGAAGGTACAACTAGTTTATCTGCGTCAAGAGCAAATGGGTCTGCTCTATCAACAATGTTAAATCGTAATGTATATGCTTTGTCAGGCTTAGGGTATAAGTCAACTAAAGCATTGCCGTTAGCATCCACACCATTCCAAGAGTAGTACTCAGGTGAGCCTTTAGTAGGCTCTTGGACTAGGTATGCGTTGTTCATCCAAGAGGAACTAGCAGAACGCATAAAGGAGTTAGACGTATCGTTAATAACGTCCAGTATCTTAAATGAGTTGTTAGTACCCGTCATGCTATAACTAAATACATCATCAGTAGTAGTTACTGTGATTGTACTTCTAAGTGCTGACCAGTCCCAAGCATCCTCAACAATACGTCTAGCATCGTTGACAAACTCACCTATTAGTTTTACATAGGAGTCATTTGAGTTTTCAATACTAACAACTTCGTCTTCTCGCATTCTACGTAGTACACTGTTTACTAGTTGTAAATAAGTCATTATCCATACTTCCTTAAGTTCATCATGGGACTAAGCATTTCCTGTGTAGACTTAATCTCTGTGTCAAATTTAAATAGTTCTTTATCAAACAAATCTTCTGTAGGCGTAGAGGCTACTTGTTGTTGCTGTTGTCCCTGACCACCACCTAGCATACCTCCAATTAAATCTCCACCTGCTCCCAACAAATCTCCTAAAGGACTATCGACAGCATCTATAAAAGCATCAACAACGTCCACTACAGGCTCAGTAACTGTTTGTACTCCTTCTTTAATGGGCTGTAAAACTGCATCATCAAACCCACGCCCTGCTTGTTGAAGAACATCAATTCCTTCTTGTGCTACGTCCACTACAGGTTCTAATCCTGTCTTTATAGGCTGTAAAACTACATCATCAATAGCACGACCACCTGCTCTTACAGCACCTACTACAGGCTCAAGAGCATCTCCGAGGTCTGAAAAGAACTGAGACTCTGGTAAGTCAATATCAACATCAGGTAAAGCACTCCCTAGTTGTTTAACAGCATCAACACCAAACTCTTTTATCAATGCTTTGTCAATGTCACCGCCTTCTAGTATTGTAGTCTGGACATCCATCATACCTTCTGAAAAGGCTTCAGCGTCCATACCAAACAAGTCTTTATCAATACCTAAGTTAGCAACAGTATTCTCAAGTATAGGCGCAGTTACTCGACTTATTGCATAACCTTTAACAGCACCCTTAAGAGCATCCTCAAGGTCTCCACCTGCCGCTACAGCACTTGCCGCTGTTAACCACGGGTTGCCTGTGATAGCACCCACAAAAGCCAATGGTTTAGCAATACCTTCGGGGTCTGGTCTGACAAACACATTACTGTATGTACCTAGTTCTGCATCAGGAGAAGAGTGATACCGTTGCATTCTTTTAAGACCTGCGTCCCAATCAATGTGTGCCGCAGTACCTGTGTTTAAATAAATACCTTCACCACGGAAGGAGTCAGGTCTTTTAAAGCCATCTAAGTCTTCGTACTTCTGAACTATTGGAACACCTGCGTCATCCAAGAAGTCCTTCATTACGTCCGCTTGTGCTTCCACGGCTTGACGTAAAGGGTCATCTTCGCTTATCCAGTATTGACGCTTACCATAGCCCCGTCTGCTCGTCTCAGGTTTGATAAGCATCTTGTGTGTTTCTTCACTGGAAAAATCTAAAGGACCTTCTTCAATTCTATCTTGATATTCTTTATACTTGTCATAACCTTCAGGATAAACTCTTACATCCTCATAACCACCCCTGCGATTTATTGAAACTTTTTTATACTTAGGCTCAACAAGTAAAGCGTAATCCGCGTCAGTCCAGTTTTTAGTAACATCGTTAGCTTTATCGTACCAATACTGCAGATAGGTTTCATCAGCCGCTTGTTTAGCATCCGCAAAAGACGTAAGCTCTTCCGCATCATAAGAGTCTCTATATGTAGAAACAAGTTTTCTACCTCGACTTGGCGCAGTAGCTATTTCTTGCTGTCTTGCTGTTTTCCCTGCCTCTTCCCATCTCTTACGCATTTCAGGAGACATCTGTTCAGTTAAACTTTGACCAAACATTATCTATTCCTCCCTACGCCTTTAGCTTTCTCTACGGTACGCATAGCACCTAGACCGAGCATACCCATAAGTACTGGCATCATAGTTGACATATCTAGTATAGGGACTTCAATGGTAGAATTGGCAAGAGCAAGCGCAAAATTTGCCATCGGGATAAGAAGGTAGTTACTCGCAAGTCCAAGACAACAAGTCCAACCAACAGCAGGTCTCCAACCCGATACAAATAGGCTTCGGTGTGCCGCTTCTGTCTTATTAACTTCAAGTTGCGCTTTCGCAAGTTCCTGCGCGTGCTTTTCAGCCATTGTCGAAAGTTCAAACGCGATAGCATTCTTCTTGTCTTTATCCTCTATGAATTTGTCAAGTAGTCCCGTTACTGGTCCGATAAGTTGCTGTAACAT